AACGATTTGAACATATTGGGGCAAATATAAATATAAAAACTTTTGACAAACCTGAATAAATTGGTAGACTAATAAATGTAGACACCTAAACGATTAAGGTAAGAGTTTTCGTTTAGGTGCTTTTTAAAAATTACTATGGAAAACCAAACAAAACCAATCGAAATCCCAAATCTGGGCGGCCTCATAACAACAGGCGATCTTTACAAGAAAGGGCGCTTTACATATAGCGCTTGGGCTAAAACAGCGCAAAGAATAAGAGAAGAAGCGCCAAATTGGTTTTTTGCTTTAGAACCTGACCCAAACGGCCAACTTGTTTGGATGGCTCCTAATAATACAGGCTATTTGATGGGATGCTTTGTAAATGTCGTTACAGGGGTCAAACTTCCTTTGTTTCCCTATGCAATAACAGATAATACAAACAAGGCTATAGATTACGAAAAAATAAGTTCAAATCATATTCAAAATTCTCAACGCCGTCATTTATGCGCTTGCGCTTGTTATTCCTTTGGCGATGCCTATGAACTTTGGGCTGATGTTGAAGTCAAAGACCTTGACCAACCAAAAGAAGAACCGCCAGAAAAAGAAGGGGTAACAAAAACACCGACAAAACCGAATCAAGAACCTGATAAAGATTATCTAATACCAAAAGCAATAAATCCTGAAGCAAGGGATTTGATCTGTCAGGATATTCGCGAATCAGGTCATCAAGAACAAATCTTGAAAGAGTTCAAAGAACACTTTAAATTGAAAGTTAAACAAGTACGTCCTGAAAATATTACATTATCTGAACACGGCAGATTTTTAAGGCAAGCTGTTGAAAAGTATAAAGATGATTAATGACCGAAGAACAGGCCACAAAATCAGGCGAAGAAGTTATTGCTCAACTTCGATCACGCCGCAATTCTTATTACAACCGCAACAAATTTTATTTCAGAACCGATGATTCGCAAGCCACCCTAATTCGTAAATACTGCGCGAAAAACAAAATTTCGCTTACACAATTATTCGATCAACTTTTAACAAATTTTTTTAATCATGCCTGATTCATTCAAAGCCGCCCTTCCTTATCCAATCAAGTTTTCTACAAGTGAAAACGATTATGAAGATCAAGACAAGTATCCACAAAAAATGTCTTTGTTTATTCCTTCTGAATCACTTACAGCTTTTTGCGAAGAAATAGTAAAAATGCAAGACACCAAACTAAAGAAAGGTAAAGTTTGGGATTACTCTAAAAAAGAAGAAGTTGAAGTCGATGGTATTTACATCAACGCAAAAGCCAAAGAGGGTAAATATGGACTATTTGGAAATATAAATCTAAACTTTATTGAGCCTACAGCGGGCGATGATATTCCTTTTTAATTCTTGAATTATTATCGTTTTTCTCTTTTTTTAGACTTATCTTAATTATTTCTGTTTCGAGATCGCCAATCTTTGCAATGCAATTTTTGATGATCTCGTCTTTTTGCCAATTTTGCCGCTGATAATTTACGGCTATATCAAGCAAATATTCAAAGTCAGTTATCTCGGCCAACATCCGCGCCTGAATTTCAAGATAAAGTTGATCTTCAATCGTTTCTGTTATGGTAAGCCAATCATCCCAAGCCATAGCAAGCTGACCTCCTTATATTGAAAATAGGCTAACTTTTGGGGAATTAGTTAGCCCATTTTTTGCAGAGAAGGCATCGACCACCTGACGCCTTACGCCAACCATAACTTAAAGTTATGTAACAGGCCACAACTTTTCTTTAACTAACTTAACTATTTCGTCATCAATGTCTGTTTCTGTGGACTTGGCATAATCTTCAAGCAATCCAACAACGAGAGATTTTACCGCATTGGATTTGACGAAGAACTTCAGTATTGGCTTGATAAATCGAATCATTTTTTGTAATATATTCTTCCCAACTCTAGACAAGTTTGCTAGTTTTAGCAAAAAGGCCACATCATGGAAGAACTAGAAGAAGAAAAACAAAGGCCAAATATTGTTGCAACTTTCGTTCAGCTTGTCGTTCTTGGTTGGTCGTTAGCGGTCATTTCTTGGTCATACTACAACCCGAATCCCGTAAGACAAATTGACACGACCTTTGCCGCAGGCTTGCTTTCGGGCGTCCTTACTCAATTCGGGATTGACCTTAAAAGTAAGAATAATGACAAAAAAAAGTTACAAGGTAAAGTTAATATAGTAGACAACAAAAACTCGAAAGTAGGTATCAAATGAAAAGATTATTTTTTGTTTTATTTTTGCTTCCTTTGCCTTTGCAGGCGGGCTATGTCCACAAAATTACGGCATCCGCGCAAGGCGTAGTTGATGGTAGCTATTCGCAGGCAAAACGGATTGGCTCGACCTATTCAATGAGTTCGACAGGAATCACCGCGGGAACAATGGGGCATCTTGATTCGCCCGCACTAGACAACAGTTCAGTATTAACGGGCGTAGCTGCGACACATGGCACAGGGTCTTATACTCAAACCACGGCCGGCGCCGCAACGAGTTTTTCGGAATCATTCGTTCAAGGTGATGCGGTTGTTACAAGCGCAAGTGTTTCTTCTGGCGTTGTTTCTTCTTTACCAGTAACAGGCGATACGATTACATATTCAGGCGGTTCTAATACAGGACAATCAATCGGGATAACTTCTGTAGCAGGCGGAACAATCACATTAAGCCCCGGCGCAGCGGGTTCAAGCGTAACAGGTTCAATTACAAGTTCTATCGAAATCGAATAATGCGGCGCTTATTTATAAGCCTTTTTTTATTATCTAGTTCGCCCTGTTTTGCTATTCCCGTAATTCCAAATTTTTCAGCGGGAAGTTCTATATCTCGGACGACCAGTTCGCAAAGTACGCGGGAAATTATTCAATCTTATTCTTACTCTACAGGCTACCAATACACAACAGGCGGTTCAAATATCGAAGCGGTCACGGCAGGCGGTTCAATCAGCCCTGAAGCTATTGCAGGGGCAACACAAACAATTAACGGCGTTACATCTACAACAACAGGAATTAATTTATCTACTAAACCCCAATGGAAGCAATCAACAGCGGGGGCGGCCACGCAATTTCATGAATCGTATATTGGGCCGGGGCTAAATTCTTATGTCCATATAGACCGCACTATTGAAGTTCAATCTGTAACTGAATCGACAAGCACGTTTACGCAATGATAAAAAAATTTAAGATAGCAGGCGCAATATTATTTTTTTCTGTCCAGTTTCCAACTTATGCTAATACCAATATGACAAATAATCCAGTAAGTAATAGTTCTGGAAGCGTTACGAATTTAGGGGTAATGAATATGCCTACAAGACAATTTCAAAATCAAGTCGGCGGTAATACTGTAGTTTGTCAATCTGATACGTTAGTCATCCAACCTTTTGTGACTTCATCGGCTTCATTTACAAAACCTTATCAAGATTTTTATCTTGACCCCATATATTCAGTAAAAGATACAGAAGGCGCGACAGATGCAAACGGCGTGACAATAGGCGATGGCGACCCTGACAACCCCGGCCAAATTATCGGGTACAAAACAATAAGAACAGCGCAAAAAGATACATATAATATTTCGCCGGGTATTAGTTTATCTTGGAATATTTCACTTGATCGAAAAGCTGTCAGATTATGCCGCGAAGCGCAACAAAGACAATCTGATCTAATTCAGGCAAGAATAAATGACAATATGTACGCGCTAGAACTCGGACGTTTAAAAACGTGCGGCGATCTTCTATCCAAGGGTTATAATTTTAAAAAATCGTCAAAATACTATAAATTATGCGAAGATGTCCAGTTAACAAATCCAAGCAATACTTTAATTAATCATCAACATTCTTTGAAAAAAGTTTCTGTTTCTTCAAACGAGAAGAAGAACTGAATTTAGTTCCTGATTTTTTACCGATAAGTTTTTTTGCGCGATTAATTAATTGTTTGAATATTGGTTTAAGAAGTCTAGTCAAAAAAGGCGTAGCAGTTGCGGCAGATGTTGCGACAATTGTTACCACTAGGGTCGTGGCGACTACAGATGACGATGGAAGGTATTTATCGACAAAATCAGTTTTAGCCCAAATCTCGACACATTTTCCGTCTATTACTTCAAACCCGACAACCTTTTCTTGCGCTTCTGCATTTCTTACATCGTTTAGCCTAAATTGTTGGTCTTTCGCAGGGCAATCAATTTCTTTTTCTTTAATGACGTTATTATTGTTATTTTCTTTTGCTTTTGGAATTTCTGGCGTTTTTATATCTGGTATTTCAGGCGCTTCAGTTTTGGTGTTTGGTTTTGGTGTAATTATTTTTGCTGATGGCGAATAATCAGGCGCAAAATAAAATGGCGCTGTGTGATCGCATAAAGCAACATTTCCATCGGGGTCATTGTTGAAATGATCTTTACCACCCGTTAGAGAATCGCGTACAACAGCGCAAGGGGCATCAATGACAGGAACGCCCATATCAATAGAAACAGGCGTATCAAGGACGATAGGCGGTTCAATATAGATAGGTTCTGGAATATGTATGTTGGGAATATTTATTTCTGGTATTTCCAAAATTTAAAATGGAATTACGTTGCCTGTTGATTTTGGTAGTTTTGGCATTTCTGGTAAGGGTATTTTATCAATAACTTGTTGAATCATTTTTTCTTTGAAATCATCACTTGTTACCATCATGTAGCCATAGACCCCTGCTCCCAACATTGACGCGCTGATTATAAAACTTAGAATAGATAATATTTGAGAAATACGAGCCATGAGACAAGCTTTTATTCGTGCTTTAGTTCCTTGTACAATTATAACCTTTTGCGGAATCTGTGCATTGGCGCCTTTATATATAAGCCTTGGAATAATGACAAAACAAATGGAAAAGGCTAATTAATCAGCCTCATCTGGAACTCCTCCGTCAGCTTTCCACTTGAGAAACTCTTGGTAGTCGGTGTTTGCTTCGTCAAGAGGTATTGATGTAATATTATCTTTTAAAACAGAAATATTAACTGTACCAGTTGGATCTTTTTGAAATTTGTAAGTTGTCATAATTTAAAGTTCAGCCGAATAAATTAGAGCAGCATCATTACTGCCATTATTAGCAGTATATATGTGACCTGTTAGACCCGTAGTTTGTGATGAAGATATAGAAGCAGATGAAATTCCATGAAAACCATATGTAGATAAAGGATCAGTTACAAAACCTGCGGAAAAACTAGATAATGTAACCCCTGACCAACTACCAGTAAAAACATTACCTCCAAATGCACCATCAACAGTTAAACTAGGTGCTGCTCTCATTGGTTGAAATGGTGTATTGATATAAACTCCATTACCTGCACCATGAACTGTTGCTGTTATACCAGTTGCCCTGTATGAATCACTTGAGGGAACATGAAAAATTTGAAGGTAACGAGTACACAAAGCAAGCTCCTGACCAAATGACCTATGCTCAAAATCTGTTGCCACGCCTGACTCATTTACTTCGTATTGAATACCAGTTATGTAAAATTCATTAGAAGTCGAATCTGCAAAATTAACTTGCCCTACCGCAGAATCGGCCGCTACATAACTTTGCCAACTACTCGCAAGAGTACCACTTGTAGAGTTAGTTCCCGCACCTAAATACCAGTAAATATCTTGACTACGACCATTATCATTGTCATAAGCACCTGTGGTGTCTGCGGGTACATCTATTGTGTACCTATTCCAGTTTGTATTTGAAACTGTATAAGTTGTTGAAAACTGTCTATTATTATCATTGTCATATATGAAAACAGCATATGTTCCAGTTTTATTAGTTTTTACATAAAAAGATAAAACACTTTTTTTTGCTGAAGATGTACCTTTAGCTAAAGATTGAAGATTTTGACCTTCAAATCTTGTACTTATATAAAATGTCTCACCTGCCGCAAGAGCAGAATCAGCGGTTCCTACAGCAACTTTTAAAGAATTTGCAAATTCATCTGGAGTATCTGTTGATTGCGAAACTGTAAAAGTTCCAGCTACACCGTTATTATTGCGAATACGAAATCCATCTAAACAATAGGCATCTGTAATACTGGCAAAACTGCTTCCTCTTTGGCTGCAAACCATATTTCCGTTTATGACCAAATTTCTATTACTTAAGTTATTAGTAATATTGGCAGTACACGTTCCATCAGTATTATTTATGCTGATCGCAGCCGAGCTTGCTGCCACACCTTTTATCGAATTTACTTTAATTTCTGACATGATTAACTAGGTTTTGGGTTGTCGGTTTTTACCTTTTCACAGGCCGCATAATACGCTTCTAATTTAGTCGAGTCTCCTTTAGTATTCCAATACATAGCATCTGCAAAGTCTCCCAAACTTGGATATAAAGGTTGTCTCACAGATTGATAAGCTATCGCGGCTGCTTCAGTATTCAATGTAGTTCTTGCATTGTCAATCTTGCTTTGGTCGAGACTTACTGACTTACCATCTTTGTCAAAAGCACCTTTACTATCATCAATAGAAACAACTGTCGGATGACTTTTATAAATAGCTTCGTGATCTAACGCCATTATCCTGCTACCTCCATGACTGTTATCGATGAAGCTGCTCTGACTCTGTCGTTAGAGTCTGTTGACTCGAATGATCTATTTATATACGAAGCATTTGTATGGTAAGTATTAGTCCATTGAACTTTATAGGTTGTTGAAGATGTTGTATTAGGACTGTCTAAAAATATCCCTCCTTCAGTTTGCATTTCTGCTTGTGCGCTATCTGTTAAACGTATTGCACCTGTGGCTCTAGTTATACTTCCACTGGCATCTCCCATATAAATTTGTGTTGAATCTCTTAAGAATTTATACGCTATATTTGCATTTGTTTTGGTGCTTAGACGCATATCAACCATAAGTAAAATTTTAGAACTTGTTGCTGATGGTGTAATAGAAACACTCATTCCAGAAATATCTTCAAAACTATCATTATTAGTTGTACTTGCGACATCAGTCTTAACTGTCTGTACAACTTGAATTATATTTCCTGCCTTTGGGTTTGTTGTAGTTAATATCGTTCCATCTGCTGTATCAGGTAAGGTCATTACCCTGTTATTACTAGATGACGAGGGTGCTTGTAAGCTGAAAGACCCACCACCTGATGCTGCGTTTAGTTTAATCTTTGCTGTCATGGTTAATTAGGTTTTGGGTTATCTGATTTTACTTTAGCGATAGCATCTTTCCATGTTGTTGTACCATTAACACTATCCCAATATTGCATATCCATTTGTGTTTTCCAATCTGGATAGGCATTTTCTCTTTTATATTTATATTCATTCTCATTTTTCCATGCTATGTAAGCTGCGTTTAGCTCATCATCTGTAGGCTGTGAATCTGGATTATCAGAATCCCACTCAATTATTTTATGAGGAACTACACTTTGATCTAATCTATAACGATTAGCATTTTTACCAAGTTGCAATAAAGCTAAATTAATATCTGTATCTGAATTAATTGCCATGATTATACCTCCTTATAAATTTCGCAAATAGTATATATTTCATAGTCAACAGTAAAAGCACTTCCTACTCGTACACCAAAAGCAGTACTTTCATTTGTTGTATTAGCGCATCTATGTTGTAATTCAAATACTTTTGCAGCACCGATTGTTAATCTTGCAACACCGATAGATGTGTTTTGAACATTACTATTGTAATCAGCATAAACACTCGCACCAGAGTAATTTATTCCATCAGTATTGTTTCTTAATCTACTCGCATGGTAAGACCTACCATAGGCAGGGCATGACCATTTTATTAAATACGTTCCCGCTTGCAAAGTAAATTGATTGCTACTTATAGAGACTATTCCATCTGCATCTGCTAGCTCAGTATTTAAATCCCTTACTCTCCAATCACCACTAACAAAAGTTCCACCAGCCGTTCCAGAGGATTTTTGATCTGCAATAACGGCATAACTAGCGAATTTACCTCCTGCACCAGTAACACCGCTATTTGTAATCGACATCCTTTCAACACCACCTGTCGAAAACTTGATAGTGTCAGCGGCAGGAAAACTTATACCTGTGTTTGTATCATCCCCAACAATGGACGGCGCGGAAACACTTCCCGCGACTCCTTTTAAACCAGTTGTTCCAGAAAGTTCTAAGCTCATAATTAAAGAATAACAAGTAAACTGCCAGAAGGCACGGTCACGGTAACGCCGCTGTTTATAACAGGCGATACGGTGTGGGCGTTCTTTCCAGAAGTTATCGAATACGATGTCGTGACATTTGTGTCCGACTCGAAGAACACCTCATCGCCGCCTGATCCGGTTGCTCCCGCCCCGCCCCCTACGGCGGCAAAAGCTGAACCGTTATATATTTCTGCACTTCCTAAAGTACTGTTAAATCTAAGCTCTCCTGTAGCAGGGGAACCGGGTCTTTGTGCTGTAGTTCCAACAGGTATTTTTAAGGCTGTTGTGTAGTTATGAACAACGGCTCCTGTAAATGTCGCGCCTGCAAGTGGGGCAAGACCAAGATTTGTTTGCGTTACGTTTCCAATTGTTATATATCCGTTATTACTTGCGTTTCTTAATTTAAGTAAATTTGATGTTGTATTTACAGATAATTGAAAGGCAACTTGCGTTCCGCTTGGATCACTAGAACCGCTGTTGAGAGATTGAACAGCGGCAAAAATATTATTGATGTCAGCCCGGACGTTGGCTCCTGTATCGTTATCTACTGTGTAATTTGCGACCTGTGCCATTCACAAAAAAACTTTCTTTTACTATAGCTTAATTATGCAGCTTTACCAAAGCCAGTTGCTTGATATGTGAAATTTCTTGAAATTGAAGCATTTGATGAATTTTTAAAATGCACTATAAAAGAACTACCTGTGACACTTGAAATTTCAAAGTAATCTCCTGAAGCCATATTTAAAGCTTGAATCCCAACCGATGGCGGGTTGCTATTTGCACCGCCCAAACTAGAAGTTCCGGCGAAAAATGCTTTATTGAATGTAACAGTTGTCGCACCGCTAGATGTCAAAACACCATTTGTCGCAGATGAATTTTCAAGACTTGTTTCTGTTCTTCTATCAAAAGAAGCTGTAAATCCAAGCTGTGAAACTTTTATATCTTGCGCGGGATCATTACTTGTAAGATTTGCCCTAAATTGAAATCCGCGGCCTTTATAAACTCCATTACTAAAATTTTGGAAACCTGAATATGTCGGCGAACCAGAAGGGTCTGTTTGTGTTGTCCTGACGGTTAGTTCTGCGTTTGCATCGTAAGCAAGACTACCATCCCAATCTGTCCAAGTATCGACATTTGCGGTTCTGCTATTTATAAGATCATTTGGATAAAATGCTTCGGTCAAGAAATGACGGCGTAATTGAACACTAAACACGCCGCCAAGATCAAGAGTTGACGCAAAATCGTAGGTTCCAGAACTTACAATTCCGCCAAAATCATCAATACTAGAAACCAAATCAAAATCTGTAATATCATCAAACTGACCGCCACCGACAAGGTTCAGGCTGTTTGTCGTTGCATCAAAAGCCGTATTTGTTTTTGTTCCTTGAAATTTTGGGTTGTCCTGATCTTCGCGTCTTGTAAGAACAACAAGTTTTGGTTGTGTTTCTGGTAAATCAATAACAATTGATGTTTCGCCTGCCGAAAAATTACCCGTATCGTCTTGCGCCTTGAGAATATACTCCCCTTCAAGTAACGGAACATCCGCGGTATTTGTATTACCCGCAAGTGCTTTTACAAGGTCAATTGCATTTGTAAAAGTTCCATTTCCATTTGTAAGGGTTGAATGTCTGACGTAAACTTTTCCTCCTTTGATAACATCAATATCTGTCGGTGTATTCCATTTCAAGCGAATCATTGTGTCGCTTATAGGTTCATAAGTTAGACCAGTAATATCGGAAGGAACAGCGGTTTTTCCAATAGCATCAAATGTTGCATCGGCTGAAGTTGCGCTGACTTCCAAAGCCGCATTAAATGAAAAAACCTGAACTTCATATCTGCCTTTTTGGCTGTTTACTATTTCAAAATCTGGCCTTGATACTCTTTGACTTACAAAATTACCATTTTCAAAACGATAATTAACTTGATAATTTGTTACGCCGAGAACTGGTTTCCAACTGATAAATATTTTTGAAACTGCTTGATTATTTAATTCGACAACTCTTTCTTCAATATTTAAAGCTGATGGCGGGTCTTTTAGTTGATTCAACAACGAAACTGTTCTTGTTGGTAAAGTTGCACCGTCTTCAATAAATGGGTATTTGTCATCTTGATAAGACAAAGCTGTAATCGCATAATTCAACCCGTCCTGTTCTTCAACATTTATTACCCTAAATTTTTGCGATTGAACTGAATCGTTATTTAACATCCAAACTGTGTTAACATTTGGCGTTTGACTAAATGCAGAAGAAACAGTAACAACGCCATTTGATATTGAACTGACAGATTTTGCTTCAACAGAACCATCTGGCAAAATAACGCTGAAAATTGGATTATTTTCTGTTGAAAGATCTGTTGCGGCTGTGTCATCAACTGTCATTTGTGTCGTTGATGCAACAGCGGAAAGACGACCTGATCTCCTTACACCCGCGCGAACAGGGTCATTGATTTCGATGACGCTTCCCGGTCTACAAATTGCACCGCTATCAATAGAAGTATTGAATGTGCAGATTTCCGATTCAAAATTTTCCGCAAATAATATTGCCTTTCCGAGTCTGGCCGCTTGCCCCCGTGATGTGCAGGCAAATGCTTTTACTTGTTTTACAACTGTTCCTATTTTAGAGATCAAATTGCTGTCTTCTACGACCTCAAAATCTATGTCTTGAGAGTCCATGTTATAGTAAGAAACAGAAACAACGCTGTGTCTTGTTTTTAAAGAACTTCCTGAATAGCTGAAACCGCCTTCATTTACGTTTGCAAGGCTGAACAGGTATGAACTATCTTGTGGTTTATCAGTTGCAAGTTGTATGGAACCTTGCGCCCAAATTGGAATTGATCTCATCACACCTGATAATTCATTTATCAAATCAAATGCAGAATTAGAATTTTGAATATTTACGTTACATGAGAACCGGGCCTCCTGTCCGCCAAGGCCATCGTCAACAAGAGTATTTGCAAATTTTGATGCGGTTACAAAAGAATATAAATCTAAAGAAGAATCTGTTATATGATCGCCAAAGCCAAATCGCGTATCTGTAAGCAATGCCAGTAATACCATGCTTGGACAATTACAATAGGTTGCAGCGCCCATTGTGCCATTAAAAACGTATCCTGTCGGGTAGACAATTCGGCCTGTCTGAAGGTCAACAGTTGGCGTTCCAGAACCATTTGCACCGGCGCCCGGAATCCTTATCTTGCAACCCCTGATGCGGTATTTTCTGCGGGGAATCGAACTAAACTGTTCGCTGTCTATTCTTAAATTAACAAAGGCTGTATTTGGATATGTTTGCTTGTCGTCAATAATTTCTGAAAAACTTGTCCATTGAAAAGAATTTATAAGACTTGAACTTGTACTGTCAGCGGTTACACGAACAACACGAATATCAACAGGAAAAGCGCCTGTCAATGTAATTCGATAATCTTTTTGATATGCGTCAGCGGAACGACCTGTAATCGTATCGTCAACAAGAACAGAAAAACCGCCGCCGTTGTATTGAATTTGAACTTGTAAATTTACAGAAGAACCAAGCAAATCGCCTTGATCTGTTGCTTTTTGTATCTGCGGAAACGTAACGGAAACTTTTACAGCGTCAACATCACTATTCGTAATTTGTCTTGTTACTGGTGCAGAAGTTGTGACAGTTATGCCGACAGGTGTTACAGATTCGCTTTCTTCAATTCCGGGGATGTGTGTCTGGTTTGCTGTTCCAAATCGCGGCGTGAACCCAACATTTTGAAAATTAAAATCTGTAGTGACAGGACTTGAAAAATTTGCTGTTGATTGTAAAACTGGCGTATCGTTTAAAAAGACATCGGAAAGAAAAGCATTGTTGTATGCCGTAGTTCCTTTTGTTAATCCAAGTTTGCTTGCTGTTGCGCTTCCCTCTTGTTCGCCTTCCCCCAATACGTCCGTAAATGATGCAAATTGCCTACTGTGTAATGTGTCGGGAACTCTTGTAGGTTGCGGGGGCGATGGGGGCGATGGATTGCCGCCTGCTCCTCTAATTACTTTCTTATTGGTCATGCTCTTACTTGTTCTGTGTCAACGCCCGCGCTGACGACTATACTTCCGACAAAAACTTCGCCAAAAACAATATTAATCGGCGTTCCGGCTCTACTTGTATTTTGCGTTCCTGAAAAATTAAAAGACAAACGCGGGTCTTCAGGGCTAGAAAAATCTTGCGATTTTGGTTGCGGTGTCATCATGCCAGAAACACCTGATAACATCAAACCCGCACCCATTAAGCCGAGAGCCGCCGAACCATAAGCCCCCGCTGCATATAAACCAGTTGTACCAATTAGACCACCACCACCAAGCAAACCCGCACCGCTTCCGCCTGCAAATAAAGCTGAGCCACCAAAAGAAACAAAAGACAAACCGATCAACGCCGCACCGCCTAAAATTTTTCCAAAGTTACCGCCCGCACCTGAAACAATTGGCACGATATGAATATCTTCGTGACCGCTTGGATAATGCAATTCCTTTTCGTCAATTTCATAATCGCCGACTAAAACTTTATAATTTTGTTTTGCCATGTGACTTTCTACTTCTGGAAAGTTACAAATCAAAAACCTTATTGCTTCAGCGGGATTTTTACAGACGGCATCAAATTCTTTATGTCCGATAAAATCGGCAAGTTTTGAATATAATTTAATTTTACGCAACATAACGCAACCTTTTACCTGTGCATTTTTGAAGCCATTGGTTGTATGGTTCCTTACAAGATAGTCTATCTGTTAAATGATGTAAAACATCCCCATCCAAAAAAATCGCCACATGATTCAAACCATTTGCCAAAATCGACATAAATAATAAATCACCATTTTTTAAATTTTCGTCATTTTTTAATTCTCTAAAACCTGTAGCTTCTGCGCATCTTTCAAACATCGGGTCGTTAATAAATTCTTCAGGGGTTGTTGGTCTTTCCCAATCTCTTAGTTCTATATTTAATTTTTCTTTGTAATATCTGCGAACAAGTGACCAACAATCAGAAACACCCCAAACCCAAGGCTGTCCGATCAAATCTGGTTTATATCCACAAGGCTCACAATAACCCCACGTTTCGGTTTTTGGATTGACTATATGCCACGGAAGATTGCTTTCTTCGCAGCTTATCTTGTCGGCTTCTGAAGCGACAGGCTGCGTTACTGGATGACTATGAACTATTGCTGTGATATCTCCTGTATTATCTGCCCTTACATAATCTTCGGGGTCGATTATAAAACATTGATGCGCCGTCATGGATAAATTACGACAAGGAAAATATTGTTCTTTTCCGCGAATATTTAATAAAAGACCGCAAGATTCTTTTGGGTCTTCCTGTTTTGCGTGTTCAAGTGCTTTATCTTTCCAAATCATTGATTAAAAGTTCCAATACTAGGAAAAATATTTCTAGTTGCCTGACGTTTTGGCGCTCTTACTCCAACAAGATCAAAAACAGCGGCAAGTTCAAAAGTTACAACTTCACGATTTTCTGATGATTTTCTATCAATTACATATTGTTCAAGCGGAAATTCAGCTGTTGGGTCTGGGGTTCCCAACGGGTTAGTCTGGGAACCTGAAGTTGTTGTCGTTGTTTGTGTTGTAGTATTTGGATTATTCATCGTGATTGTATTTCCCATTGCGTTCCCGTGAATCGTGCAATAATATCTCAAATCTGAAGGCGCATCTGGATAAGGCGGTTGAAAAGTAACTGTTGCGCCTGAATAACCGGGGCTATAACCTGAAGCTGAAACTCCTGTTGTATAAGAACCACCGCTGTCTGATTTAAAACGTAAAGGATGGCCTTGATTGCTTGAATCCTCTTGATTAAATATATATGTTGACCCCCGCTTCATTGTAATAACAGGATTATTTGTACCATTTAAAAGAAATATATTTATGCCGCCGACATTTGCAACTGTAACTGTATAAGTGACAGTTTCGGCATCTGCGGGGTCTGCAATAGTTGTTGTTGTTGAAGATGTTGTCGTTTCTACTGGAAAATTTACAGCATCAAGAAATCTTGCAAGTGTTCTTTTGCGTTGAACAACGGCGCCTGTTAAATCATTTCCGTTAAAGTGTTGATTTACATTTAACAAAAGGGCTGAAACAAAACCGAAAGCGTTACTAATTGTGAGAGTCGGGCGTGGAATCTGGCCGCGTTGATATGCAAAACCTGTTGCTTCAACAGGAAATCTTAAATATGAATTACCCTGCCAAACGATTTCGCCATTTGCGTTCAATGATGTTCCCGCGTGAAATCTATAAGTCTGGGCGCTACCATGTTGTGCGACATTTGTTGTTAGTACAAACAATTCAATAACAGCGCTTGGATTTGCCTTTTGTAAATCGCTAATTATTGGGGCTGTACTCATGCTTCATATACCTCCCTGAATGTTGCATCAATAACGGCTCTATTGTTATATGGGATAGATTTTGACCACCTTTCGCAGACAAACTTCTGTGAAGACGTTTCACCGGGTGCCGTGAAATCAAATGATGCTTGATCGTTTGCACGGGCGTCAAGAAAGGTTTCTATTTCGTCAGATTGCGTTTCTGTGACGTTGAAAGATAAATTATAAACTTTAGGATTTTGATGTTGTGCCAATCCAAACATGATGCGATGTTCAAACCCGTCCTGAAATCTTATCGTCCGAACTCTTGGGGCGCTTCTTTTACTAAACCCTGTATATGTTGGGGAAATGCTTGGAAAAGTTGCCATTATGCTAATAAACCTCCCGGCCGTTTTTGTTTGATAAGTTCAGTTTGAATTGCTGTTGCAAGTTGACGTCCAAGCGCTTGAGATTGGCCTGTATCGCCTTCAACTGATGATTCGTTTGCATCAACATTAACAGTAATATTAGTAATGTCGCCACCGCCACCGCCACCGATCATATTGTTAGGAATTACTGTACCGCTTGACTTAGGCGTAAATATCTCCGGCCCTCTTTCTCCGACTAAATAACTACGCCCTGCGGATGCGCGGCCACCATTTGCAAGACCCGGCAAGTTTGAAAATATTCCGCCGAAACTTCGTTTCAATAAAGTATTGACCCCAAGCCTTAACAAAGACGATGCAAGATCATTAACAATCGCTCTTGCCGCTTCTCCAAGGCTCCTTGTTCCTTGTATAGCATCAACCAAAGCATCAGAAATACCTGTTGCAATATTATCCCCTATCTCTCTAAATATTTCAGCTTGTCTTTTTGCAGCTTCATTAGTCTGTTCAATTGCTGTTTTTTGTTTATTTAATTCAAAGTTTTGTTTAGCTAAAGAAACAAGTCTTTCTTCTTCTTCTCCGTCAAATTGTTTTCTTATTTCTGCGATTTGCTGTTCAAGATCAAATTCTTTTT